TTACCACTAGGCAGACACACTACGCCCACGCCCACGCCCACGCCCACGAGAGAGCCATAGACACACTTTGCCTAGTTGTATCGCCTAGTGCCCTAATGCTTGTCGGTATCACCGACACAAAATGTATGACCCCCCGATGCTAAAGAAGCGAGGGGGTAGTATAGTGTTACTTTTGTCCACATTTTTTTGTAGTGTTTTGCTGGTTTGGTATGTTTTTAGAGTATTGTGCGTTACAAAGTGCCTTGTAACACCCTTAATATAAGTAGTTGTTGTTTTTATTTGTTTTTCTATAAAGCAGCCTTTGTTGGCTGCTTATTGTTATTGTTGTTTTTTATTGTTGTTTGGAGTTTATTTATGAGTGCCAAGGGTGGTGATTTGCATCATACAAGGTTGAAGTTGGCTGAGGATAAGGCGGCTGTTCTTGCGAAGGTGAGGACTGGGTTGTCTGTTGATGCGGCTTTGGCTTTGGTTGGTAGGAAGCCTGCGACTTTGAAGGCTTGGTTGCAGGACGGCAGGTTTGCTTTTGATTTGGAGGAGGCCCGCCTGGAGGGGGAGCGCGCCCTTCAGATTGTTTCTTCAGATAAGCGCAGTATTGATTTTGCTACGTTCTCGAAAGAGTTTTTGGGTATGGAGGTGTTCCCTCATCAGCAGTCTTGGATTGATGTGCTGGAGGGGAATGAGCCTTCTTATCTGCATCCGTCGATGCAATATGAGGCTTCGAATCCGAACCGTCTGATGATTAACGTGCCACCTGAGCACGCCAAATCAACGGTTATCACGGTGGGCTATGCGACCTATATGATTGCGATGAATCCGAACATTCGTATCGTTATCGTATCGCAAACCCAGACCCGCGCGAAAGAGTTTCTTTTCTCCATCAAGCAAAGGCTCACCGAAGAGCGTTGGGCTAAGATGCAGCAAGTGTACGGTCCGGCGGGCGGCTATCGTGCCACCTCCGACCAGTGGACACAGGACCGCATCTACCTTGAACGCGACTCCGGCGAAAAAGACCCCACCGTGCAGGCACTCGGTATTGAACAGCAAATCTACGGTACCCGCGCAGACCTCATAATCCTAGACGACGTAATCACAACCACCAACGCCCACAACTGGGCAAACCAGTTAAACTGGCTACAAAAAATGGTTATCACCCGTGTAGGAAAAAACGGCAAAATAATCATCGTCGGAACCAGAGTCGACAGCATCGACCTATACAAAGAAATAAGAAACCCCGACCATTGGACAGGAAACAAAACCCCATTCACCTACCTGTCAATGCCAGCCGTACTAGAATTCCACGCCAAACCAGAAAAATGGAAAACACTCTGGCCCCTCTCCGACCGGCCCTGGGACGGCGAAGAAGACACAGCCTTGCCAGACGAAAACGGACACTACGAAAAATGGTCAGGACGCGCACTATTTCAAAGGCGCGGTGAAGTTACCCCATCCACTTGGGCGATGGTGTATCAGCAGCAGGATGTTGAAAGCGACGCTATCTTTCCGTTGGCTGCCGTGAATGGTTCGATTAACCGTATGCGTAAAGCAGGACCTATTAACTTTGATGCACCAGGTCATCCTGAGGGTGGGCAATGGTTGAACCTTATGGGGTTTGACCCTGCGATTTCAGGTAAGTCTGGTTTCGTAATGTACGCGGTGAACCGTAAGACACAGGAACGTTTGATTCTTGATGTGTACAATATGGCTGACTCTAGCCCGCAAAAAATTCGCGACCTCTTCGAGGCTTGGATTGAACGGTACGAACCGATAGAACTTATCGTCGAAATCAACGCCTACCAAAAGTCTTTCCAAATGGATACCGAGTTGAACCAATGGCTTGCCTCTAAAGGTGTGCGCCTGCGCCCCCACTTTACCGGTAAAAACAAATGGGACACCTCGTTTGGTGTTGCTTCTATGTCAGGTTTGTTTGGTTCCGTCCACGATGGTAAACATCAGGACGATAACATTATAGAGTTACCTGACACATCAAACGAACACGTAAAGACTTTAGTGAATCAGTTGATTACGTGGAAGGCTGACACTAAAAATGCAACAGACCTTGTTATGGCTTTGTGGTTCTGTGAACTACGGGCAAAAGAACTTGTCGATTCTGGTCGTCGACGTATGACCCACCTTAATAACCGTTTCGCCACACCGCTCTCTTTGGAGCGTCGCGGTTCGGTAAGTTTAAATGATTTAGCGTACGGATAAAACGAAGGATATTATGTTATCAGTTACACAGGTTTCCAATAAACTGGATTCCCTTAAACGAGCAGCGGTTGCACGTGACGCACGTATGACCGATATTCTTGCCGTACGTTCGGGACATATGGAATCCATTGCCCCAGATTTGTTCCCTGAAGGTTTTGCTAAACCTATGGTTGCAAACTTTATTGATGTTGTCGCACGTGACCTTGCTGAATTACTCGCTCCACTCCCTTCGATTAACTGTACCAGCATAGACATTAATAGCGACGCGGCTAAAAGACGTGCCGATAAACGCACACTTATAGCAAACAATTATATTTATTCTTCTGGTTTAGAAAACCAGATGTATTATGGCGCAGACTGGTTCTTATCATATGGTTTTATGCCAATTGTTGTTGAACCTGATTTCGCTGAACGAGTTGTACGCATCCGAGTAGAAAACCCTATGGGGGCTTACCCAGAATACGACCGCTACGGGAGATGCGTCTCTTACTCTAAAGTGTATAAGAAAACACTTAGAGAAATTATTATTGACTATCCTCAATATGAATCAATCTTGTGTGGCGGTGAAGCCCCCGAGTTTATCAACTATGATAAAGAAATTGAGATAGTTAAATATTACGACAAGGACCAGATTTGCCTTTTTGTTCCTTCACGTCAAAACTTAACATTAGAACACGCAGCAAACCCTATTGGTAAAATGAATGTGGTAGTTGCTGTACGTCCAAGTATTAATCCTAGCGACCCACGCGGACAGTTCGATGATGTGCTTTGGGTGCAACTTGCACGCGCACGTTTTTCAATGCTTGCACTTGAGGCTGTTGAAAAATCTGTACAAGCACCACTTGCCGTACCAAACGATGTTGACGACTTCAACTATGGACCTGACGCTATCATTCGGAGTAACACTCCACAAGGTATTCGCCGTGTAGGTTTAGAACTTCCAACAGGCGCATTTACTGAACAACAGTTGTTATCTAACGAAATGCGTTTAGGTTCACGTTACCCTGAAGGACGTTCAGGTACACTTGACGCAAGCATTATCACTGGTCAAGGTGTACAGGCTCTTCTTGGTTCATTTGACTCACAGGTTAAAGCGGCTCAACAAATTTTTGCTCAAGTCATTGAGAAAGCAATTGGATTGTGTTTTGAAATGGATGAGAAAATGTTTCCAGGTAAAAAGACTACACGTGGCGTTTTTAACGGCGCACCATATGTGCTAGACTATAATCCTGAATCAGACATCAAAGGCGACTATACTGTACAGGCACGGTACGGTTTAATGTCAGGTCTTGACCCTTCACGTGCTCTTATTTTTTCACTACAGGCTTTACAGGCTGGACTTGTTTCGCGAGACTTTATTATGCGTGAACTTCCTTGGGCTATGAATGTTGCAGCCGAACAGGAACGTATCGAAGTTGAAAACCTACGTACCACATTAACTGGTGCTTTGGCTGCTTCAACTCAGGCGTTACCTCAAATGATTGCAACAGGTCAAGGTAACGTTCCCGAATATATTGCAAAAATTGCGCAGGCAATCAAGTTGCGTCAAAAAGGTGTACCTATCGAAGAAGCAATATCTGAGATATTCCCACAACCTGAACCGCAACCTACGCCACAAGTTCCTGCTGGGGTTGGAGCCCCAGTTGAGCCATCACCTATGGGACCTGGTCAGGTTCCTTCTCCTGAAGGCGCTCCCCCGGCAGGTCCTACTGAAGGTGGCGCACCCCCAGACATAGCAGCAATTTTACAGCAACTAGGAGGCTAAGATGACTACCATTCTCGGGGTTCAACACCGAAATGGTTTTACTTTAGCCGCTGATACGCAAACAACAAATGGTGACAGACCATACATTCATTCTGATATGAAAAAAATTACGGTCTCGAATAACATTTGGATTGCTGGTGCAGGTGTTGGTCGTGTATGTGATGTTGTTCAATATTGTTGGACTCCACCAACATACTACGGCAACAGCGAATACGAATTTATGATTTCTAAAGTAATTCCGTCAATGCGAATAGTAATTGAAAGAAATGGAGTTACTTTAAAAGATGATGACAGTTTTCAATTTCTTTTCGGAGTAAACGGTAAACTGTTTGAAGTTAGCGATAACTATACGGTATTAACTAACACGAACAAGTTTTACGGCATAGGTAGTGGTGCCAATTATGGTATTGGCGCTTTAATGGCTGGTGCAACTATACGTAAAGCAATAGAAATATCTGCCGAACTAGATGTCTACACTGGCGGTAAAATACAAATTATTAAACAGAGGAGTGAATATGCCTAGAGGCGGATACAGGAAACCTGGTAATCCTGCTCCAGTATCAGGTCCTGGCAAACTTTCACGCCGAACTGATGGTGGACCAATGCAAGGACCTAAGGTTGCGCCTGGCGGTAAATATGGTGAACGTAAAGAATTAATGGAACAACAGCAAGGTGCGCCTATGGCTGCACAGCAAAAGATTCCTAACAAGGCTCCAGGTATGGATAGAAAACCTTTACCTATTGTACCTTTAACTGCACCAACTCAGCGACCTGATGAACCTATTTCTATGGGTTCACCTTTTGGTCCTGGTCCTGGTCCAGAAATGCTTGGCTTTGAAAAAGCACAAGGCAAAGTAAGTGACGTTATTGGACAGTTAGTTGGCTTTGATACAACTGGCGAACTTGAAGAATTATATAATTATTTACTTGACAGAGGTTTATAGTGGCTTACAGAGAAGAAAAGGTTTTCAGCATTTCTGCGCCTATTCTTGCTGCTTCCTACGCTGCTGGGCTTGAAGGCAAAGATGCTAAAATGGCTCGTCAGTTGGCTGCGCTAACTGCTAAGCATAAAGAACTTTTAGATATGCCCGGAAACCAAGGTCGTGCTGCATACGATAAGTTGAATGGTAAATATCAGCGTGCGTTACAAACATATTTTGGTAACACAGAATACAATCCTGAACAGCAAACCGCTGCAGGTATTTTCGGTAATGTCGCTAACTACATTTCTAATGCTGCAGGTAACGCTGTTGACGCTTTATCTAACTATGGTAATATTTTCAGTAACGTTTACCGTAGTTGGGTTATACGTGACGACCTTGCAGACTTTTTTACTATGGACAACTGGGATGATGCCTGGGATGGTAACAAGATTTTTGAAGAGGACCTTGAAGCGGAAATAGACCAGCGTTATGATGCGAATGTCCGTAAAATTGTTAAACAGTTTTCTATGGGTAAAACATATGGTGAAGTTCTTGGTAGTTTAGACAATGAAGAAGAATTTGAAGCATTTGTAAGATTCAACAATGGTGATGAAGAGTTTAGAAATGCTATGCGTGACTACGAAGACGCTAAAATTTCTTGGGGTCGTAGTCTTGCCCGTGCTGTAGGTTTAAATCCTGAAATCGGTGCATCTGACCAAGGTTTAGAAGGAACACTTTATCAACGTGTGTCTGGCGTATTTGACCTTGCAGGTGATATTGCTTTTGACCCGTTAACATATGCTTTTGGTTTTGGTGTTGCTATGAAAGGCGCACGTTTCGGTTTGTCATCTTTGATGAAAGCAGAAAATGCTTTGGCTGGTGTACCTGGAGCAAAACTAGGTTTCACACAGAATGTTCGTAAGATGTCTGGTTTAGGCTATACTTATGATGATGCTTTTAAAACTGCTGGTGTACGTAAAGCATTTAATGAGGCTGGTGGTTTACTTCAAACTATTCATAATAGTAAGTTAACTGAAGGTACGCGTCTTGCTGCACGTCAAGAATTAAAGACACGCTACACATTTTTTGATGATGTTGTTATTGACGAGTTTGGTAAAGCAAAAGTTTTTGATGCTGACGGTGCTTTAGAGTTTTTCAAAAAGGGTGATACTGTTGACGCTATCCTTATGGGGCGTACTGGAAGTATGACTCGGCAGTTGCCACGCCATCTTGTTACTACAGATATGAAACAGAATCTGCGTAAAGCAACTTGGAACTTTACTGGATATTCTGCTTCTGCTTCAGCGTTTAATGCTGTTGCTGATGATGTTATTTCGCATCTTGAGCAAGGTAAAAGTCTTGCAGACAATACGTCTCCTTTAGCAAACGATATTAAAACTTTACGTGGTTTAGGTGACCGTTCACGACGTATGTTTGAACGTGCGCTTATTGACAGAACAGTTTTTGTTGGTGGTACAGATAAACTTGGTCGCTCATTAAAATATCAGTCGCGTAATAGTATTTATACTGTTGCTAGAACTGTTTTGCCACGCTACCACGCTAATGTGATTGCTGATGCTTTCGTTCAAGCAAAAAGCGAAGGTGCTGCACGTCGTATTATTAGTGGACTATTCGATACTGTTGCTGACAGTATGGGTATTGCTCGTACTGGCGCTCAGAAACGTGCCTACGATGAAATTATGGGTGCTTTTAAGAACCCTATGTACGGTGAAGAAGTAGCATTAAATGCTTCAACAAAAAAAGCATTATACGGTAAAGTATCTGCACCCGATAGGTTAAATCCTACTCAGGTCAATGGTTTAAGTTTGGCTACTGCTGAACATCATTTGGCTAAGCAGGCTATTTTGCCTAACATTGGTCAACTTGTTGAACTTGTAAATCAAAAACCATTACTGACTGCTGTTTCTAACACTATTAACCATAGGCACGTTACTGCGGTTACAGATATGTGGTCAGCGTTAAACTTGCTTCCACGTCTAGGTTTACGTTCTTTGCTTGACGAAAACCTTTTTCATTATTTAACTATGCCTGTAATTGTATTGCCTTTAGCGATTAAAGGTTACGCTGCTAGTGTTACTCGCCGTGTTGTTACTAGAGATATGAAATATACTCGTTTTGGTAGGATGGGTGAAAAGGGTGCTGGTTGGCGACAGGTTTTACCTGGTGGTCAAAAAGATTTAGGTTTTATGGCTCGTGCTTTTCAAAAACTTATTGTTAATATGGATGACGCTACACGCCAAGCAGCGTTAAGCGGTGGTGTTAAAGCGCAAGCCAACATTATTGAACAACAAATGGTGAGCAACAAAGTTAAAGGTGTTCTGATTGGCTCTGAGGATGCAAAGTATCTTTCAGATGTTACGCGTTGGGGTCATACTAAAGAATTAGAAAACCTTGCTAGTGGTTTTAACCGTGCAGTAAGTGATGGTGTTTCACCTAGCCGTGTTCTTGACACTAGTGTTGAAAATCTAAACATTAATGTTGCTAAGATTTCTGAAGAGTTAAAACTTGGAATTAATGGTGGAGCACCGATTCTTGTTCGTAATCATCAACCAGATTTTCAGTTGAACTTTATTATTCAGTTGAATAACCGTGTTGACCGTAACGGTACTATTGGCAAACTTGCTGTGCAACATATGGAGAATCCCGCTAAAGCAGTTGATGAAATTATTAAACATTTCAAAACTCCAGAAGGTAAACTTTTGTTGAATCGTTTTGAACGTTCGCAGGTTCAAAGTGTTGACCAAATTGCACGAGATATGTATCTTCACGTACGTAGTGTTTTCCAAAATGATGCTGGAGAATTGAACACTAAACTTCTTAATAAGGTTCGTACACCTAATGGTATTAGTGCTCGTGAAATAGGTTTAGATGACCTTGATGAGGTTGCAGATATGCTTCCTGTACAGGTTATGGGTTACGCTACAACGATTCCTTCTTATCGTACTCCTGTTGACTTTATGCAGGCTTTATTTGATAGAGGTTTCCAGATTGCCGACCGTCAGGTTGCTACGCTTTCACGTGAACCAGCATACTATGGTTACTATCTACATTTTAGACGACAGTTGGCTAGCCAAGAAACACGGTACGCACAGAAACTTGCTGACCAGGGTTTAAGCGAAAAGGCTGCTGCTGCTGCCGCATCTGAACGTTATACTTTTGTCGCTAACGAAATGTCACTTAATCGTGTATTAGGTTTTGTTGATAACCCAAATGTTCGTTCCAATGCGGCATTCGGTATGCGTAACCTTGCAAGATATTATCGTGCGCAAGAAGACTTTTATCGTCGTGCTTTCCGTGCAGGTTCTAATCCTGCTACACTTATCAAGTTGCGCCTTAGTTCTGAAGGTTTAGACAATGCAGGTTTTATACACGAAGACGAATATGGTGAAAAGTATTTCTTTTTCCCTGTAGATGAAATTATGTACAACGTATATGCACCTATCATTGAAGCAATGGGTGGAGATGCACCTAAACTTCCTATGCCTTTGCAGTTAACAGGTAAGATTAAAATGATTACACCTTCTCTTGACCCTGAATCTGCAATGCCAACGTTTTCTAGCCCTCTTATGGCTTTAAGTTGGGGTGCTGTTAGACCACTTGTACCTATTGAATGGACCGCTGAGGCTGAACGTCTTATGTTTGGTCCATATGCAGAAAACCGTGACCTTGGTGAGGCTTTAACTCCTTCCGCTATACGTAAATTTATGGAAGTTGCTAAAGCAACTCAAGGTGACGCTGTTTCTGAGCAGGTTACTTCTGCGGCTATGAAGGCTGCAGCATTTTATACTGCTAACGGTATGGGTCCTAATGCTAAGTCTGGAATTACTGAACGTGCTTTGTTTGCGGCTCAGGTACAGGCTACGGCACGTAACATTGTTGCTATTCGTAATTTGCTTGGTATCTTTTCACCCGTATCACCAAGTATTGCTACTAATGCTGACGTTCCAGAAGAACTACTTGGCGAAGAAGTTATTACTTGGAAATCTGAGTTTAATAAACTTGTTCAGGCTGAATACGACAAGGGTAATGCTAAAGCGTACGAAACTGCTTTGATGAAGTGGACTAAGATTCATCCTGGTCGTCTTGCTTATACTGTTTCTGAAACTGAAACTAACCGTGTTGCTTCCATTCAGAAGACTAAACAGTCTATTGATTGGATGAAAAAGAATAACGAACTTGTTAAGACTTTCCCGCAGGCTTCTATGTTCCTTATGCCTCAGGCTCCAGGGTATGATATTACCGCGTATGCTTTCTTAAAGCACGAAGGTTACATCAAGTATAAGCCTTTGGAAGATTATTTTACTCAGATTGCTACTGTTAAGGCTGAAAACGAATATTCGGATATGCGCAAAGAGTACGAAGAGGATTTGGCTAGCGCTAACACTTCTACTGATGCGGCTATGATTCGATATGATTATGAAAATAAACGTTCTAAGTTTTTAAGTGACAAGCCTTATCTTAAGTTGGCTATGGAACCTAAAGGCGGTAATCAGATTAAAGAAGATATTGTTGACGAACTGCGTTTAATGACAGCATCTGATTTGATTGATAGAAAGAATCCTACTATCAAAAATATTGTTGAGATGGTTAGGATTTACGATTACTATGATGGACTATTGAATAGCGTGAATAGTCAAAGTGATGCTGCTAACTTATATAAACGTCAACTTCGTTGGGATGCTAGTACAGCGTTCCAGCCTTTCATTAAGTATGACGCTAACGCCAAGTCCTTGTATGAAGATATATTTAGAAGATTGTTAGGAGTTTAATAATGGAAGGTCCATTTAATTTTTTGCCAAATACAGAAAATAGTCCATTGAATTGGGTTAGTTCTTTATTTGACGAAGATGAACCTAATAAGTCTAAGAATAAAAAGAAGAAAGATAATAACAATAGTTTTATGGGTAGTAATAGTGGTTGGACTTTCCCTTCTCCTTACGGTAACCCTAAAACAGGTAAAACTAATTGGGATTCTTTTGGTGCCTGGTCTTGGCTTGCTAAAGTTCAACTTAGAAATCAGGAAGCGCAAAAGTTTACTTTAGATGAAAATGGTGCAGTTGTCCATAAGGGTGCAGAGTTCTTTGTTTTAGCGGACCCTAACAGTGGTGAACTTAATGCTGGCTTCGCTAAAGCCGCACAAGCCTATCGCTTATCATTTGGTAATGCTAAAGCAACACCAATGAAAAAATATATTAATGCTTTGATTCAAGCAAAGTATCTGCCTTCTAGTTATAGTGCTGGACGTGTTCCAGATAAAGCATACATTGATGCTATGATGCTTGCCGCACGTGATGTTAGTGCAATGAACCTTTCACGTTTCGGTAATGGCGACAAAGATACTATTGTTGGTAAGCCTCTTACTCTTCTTGACGGTATTAACCTTATTGGCAAGAATGGTGGTTTCACTGGCGACAATGGTGGTCCTAGTACTTTCACTAATAAAAGTTTTATGAGTTTCAGCGATGCTGAGGCTCGCGGTATTCTTGAATCATTCTATGCTGATGCTCTTGGTCGTCGCCCTAATAATAAAGAAGTTGCTAAGTTTAAGAACGCTATTAACGCTGCGGCTAAAAAGAATCCTTCTATTAGTACACAGGTTACTAGTGGTTCTACAAGCACAAGCACTTCTAATGAGGGTTATTCCCAGGCTGATGCCGAGTTGGCGGCACGTGAAATGGCTGAGTCTAAGCCTGGTGCAAATGCGTTTATTACTTCAACAAAATATATGGATACGTTTTTAAGTATTCTTGGTGGAAAAGTTGGTAGATTTTAATGGCTAAGAAAACTGAACAGCAAAAGTTAAACGCTTTAGTTGAGGAGGCTCGTAAGATTCTCAATCAGGCTAAAAATCCTGAGAATGCTTTGAAGAATCTTCGTCCTGAACTTAAGAAGGCTTTGAAACAGTATTATGGTTATGCTTGGTCTTTGATTACATCTAGCCCTGATTTGATGAAGGCTTTTACTAAGGCTGTTCGTCAGGGTATGACTGAGCAAGGTTTTACTCAAGCAATTACTGCTACAGATTGGTATAAGAGCCGTACTGCTTCACAACGTAAATACCAGTTTCTTATTAATGACCCTGGCTCCAAGGCTGATTTAGAGAATCTTAGGTCTGAGGTTGTTCGTCAAATTAAAGTTGCTGCTATGCAGGCTGGCGGGGTTGTTCCTACCGATGAGGAAGTAACAAGCCTTGCAGAAACATTACTTGAAAATAATTTTGATAACTGGCAGGATGTTTTGCCACGTACTGTTGGTGAAATGTTTGTTGGTGAAGATGTAACTAACTATGGTGGTGCTGCTTCTAGTGCTTTGATGGAAATCCAAAAACACGCACGCGCTATGGGTATTACTTTAACTGACCAGGAACTTGGTCGTTATGTTGACGATATTTTTGCTGAAAAGAATACGCTTGAAAATGTTTTGAATGGCATTACTGATTTGGCTGTAGCGTATTATCCGCAGTTTGCTGACCGTTTAAAGTCTGGTGCAACTATGGAAGGTGTTACTGCGGCTTACCGTAATGTTGCGGCACAGATGCTTGAACTTGAACCTGATGCTATTAGTTTTATGGATGGCACTAATACTAAGACTGACCCTCTTATTTCTAAAGCATTATTTGGTGGTGCTGATGGTAAACCTGTTAGTCTTTATGATTTTCGTAAAATGATTAAGGCTGATGCTAGGTGGAAAGAAACACGTAACGCTCGTGAAGAGTACGCAGGTATTTCTCAGAGTGTTCTTAGAGCGTTTGGAGCGGGCTTCTAATGGCAATGACTAGTGAACAGAGTTCTGTTTATAATATCATATTAGGTGGATTGCGTTCCCTTTTTACTTCACCTCAGGACCAGGATTTGATTAATACTTTGGCTAAGTTTATTGAAAGTCAAATCCTTGCTGATATTCCTGAAGATGAAATTGCCATTAATCTTCGTAACCTTCAGGCATATAAGGATAGGTTTAGAGGTAACGAGGCTTTGAAGGCTGCTGGTTTGGCTCCTTTATCGGAGATGGAGTATCTTTCGCAGGAACGTACATATCTTGAAGTTATGCGTACCTATGGTCTTGGCGGTTTAGCGAATCGTGATAATTTTGCTAAAATGATTGGTGGTAGCGTGTCTCCTGCCGAGTTGCAGGACCGTATCGTTAACGTGTATGACCGCATCAATAATGCTGACACTGCTCTTGCTAACGAGTTGCGTACGTTACGTAATTCGTTTGGCATCAATAATTCTGATTGGGTATCTGCTTTGCTTCTTGGTCAAGAGGGTGCTGATTCGTTAAAGAAGAAGATTTCTCAGGCTGAGATTCGCGCTGAGGCGACTGTTCGTGGTCTTAGTTCGGCTATGGGCGATGTTGAGTTGCAACGTCTCGGTGTTAGCCGTCAACAGGCTGCTCAAGGCTTTGAAACAATTAAGAATATTTCTGGTACTTTAGGTAAACTTGCCGGTATTTATGGCGAGGAAACTGAAGGTTTGCAGAAAGAATTGGAACAGGAACAGTTTACTGGACTTCTTTCACAAAGACGTAAAAGACTTTCTCAAAAAGAAATTGAACAGTTCTCTGGACGTTCAGGTGCTTTAACTGGGCAACAAGCAAAAACTTCCGCTGGTAATATCTAGCGGTATAAACCCTCTGTAGGACCGACCAGCCCCTACGAGAGTATTAGACTGGTAGCAAGAGCCATAATAGGTCCCCCAACTTATTGTGTGGCTTGCGATTCATTCAAAGAGATAGGGAGAGTTGCGATGAGCAACAACAATCAAAACCAATGGGACGACGACGACGACTTCGACCTTGAAGACGAGCCGCAAATTCAACCACAGGGCAATGACCTTGTTAAGCAGTTGCGTAAGGCTGACCGTCTAAAAGAGAAGCGTATAAAAGAGATGGAACAGGAACTGCAGACCTTACGTTCCCAACAGAGAGAAGTCAGTGTTTCTAAGGTTTTAGAATCTGAGGGTTTCAATCCAAAGATTTCTAAATTCATTCCAGCGGACGTACAAGAACCGGAAGCCATTAAGGCTTGGCTGAATGAGAATGCAGAAATTTTAGGGTATCAACCTAAAACTGAAGTCCAGCAAGTGCAGATGCCTAATGATTGGGAATCTTTGCAGGCGATGGACGATGTAGTTGATGGTGCTCTCAGTCCTAATCAGATTGATAATCAATACGAGTTGCTAAATCAAGCGCAAAACCGTGATGATTTGATGCGTCTGATTATGGGGCAAGACTAATTCATCCACACTCTAAAGAAAAGGAAAGCCAACTATGGCATATACTACTACTGGCTCAGCCAGTTTAGGTGGTAGCAAAGGCGGTGCTGGTTTAGTCCAGACCGCATATGACCGTATGGTTGAGTTTGAACTTCGTGACGAACCCTTGATTCGTGCAGTCGCTGATAAGCGTCCTGCCCGACAATCAATGCCTGGTGATTCAGTTGTTCTTCAACGATATGTAGATTTGTCAGATGCTACAACCCCTCTAAGCGAAGAATCGGATATTACTGCTCCAGCAGTTGCTACTCCGACTTCAACCACGATTACTTTGCAAGAATTCGGTAACGCTGCAATCGTTACACGTAAACTTCAATTGTTCTCGTTGACAGATGTCGACCCAGACATCGCTACCCTACTTGCAAACAATATGGCTGACAGCATCGATTCTGTTGCTATGTCAACTTTACGTGCAGGTAGCAACGTTGTTTACGCAGGTAATGCGTCATCCACAGGTAGCGTTGACAAGGCTGACACTCTAGATTCAGCAGACATCCGTAAGGTTGTTGCTAAACTTCGTGGCAATAAGGCTGCTCCTCGTAAGCAGTCACTTTACTGGTGCGGTATCCACCCAGACGTTTCACACGACCTTCGTGCTGAATCAGGTGCGGGCGGATGGCGTTTGCCACACGAATACAGCCAAGTTTCAAACATCTGGGCTGGAGAAATCGGAAACTATGAAGGCGCATACTTTGTTGAGTCTGCACGTCTTTACAATGCTTTCGATGGTACTACGGAAACAGCAGGTGCTCCTTCAGGAATTACTATTTCTGCTGGCGTGGCTACTGTTAGCCAAACCTCTCACGGTTACGTTGTTGGCGACTATGTTGCTATTTCTGGCGCAACCCCAGCAGGTTTGAATGCTATCCAACTTGTTACATCTGTCCCAACTTCAGGTTCTTGGACATTTGAAACTTCAGTAACAGGAACCGTAACTGGTACCCTTGCTGCTGCAAAGCGTAACAAGAACTACCGAACAATTGTTGCAGGTAAGCAAGCGCTCGCTGAAGCGGTTGCTGAAGAGCCACATACCGTTATCGGTCCTGTGACTGACACGCTTAAGCGTTTCCGTCCAATCGGTTGGTACGGTGTACTCGGTTTCGCACGTTATCGTGAAGAAGCGTTGTACCGTATCGAATCAGGTTCTTCAATTCAGTAATTGTAAGACCAAGGTCATCCATCATCTTAACGCTGGTGGATGGTCTTGGTTTTATGAAAGGAAACTAATGTCATACACTTTTGTTACCCCAACCGTCAAAATGGGTCCAGTTGGCGAACACCGACTATTTGAGTTTTTTCTTCTTGATGTTGGTGTTACTGTCATAAAGTTTGATGGCGAATATTCAGAACTTCTATATTCTGATGAAGATTTTTTAAGCCAATGCGAGAAAGTGTATCGCGGTGGTTATGAGCATATTGTCAGCGATGAGGATGCTCAGGAACTTATTGATGCTGGTTATGAAGATTATCTAACGGAGAATGTGTAATGCAAACTGGACGCTACAATATTATTGCTAGACAGGGTAAAACTTTTAGTTTTGTTTTTACTATCAAAACTAATGGTGTTGGCTGGGATTTGAGTACATATACTGCCCGTATGCAGGTTCGTCCTTCCGCTATTTCTGCTACTAAATATTTAGATTTAGTTAGCCCTACTAATATTTCTTTAACATCTGGTGGTCAGGTTACTGTTAGTGTTAATGCTACAACTATGGCTGGAATTCCGTTTGGTACTCACGTTTACGACATTGAACTTGTTTCTGCCGGTAATATTGTGTATCCCGTTTTGGAAGGTAAGTTTGCTGTGCGTCAAGAGGTGACTTATTAATGGCTACTGAAATTGTTATTCAAACTACTGTCACTGATGTTGTTATTGAAGGTGGCGGTGCTGTAACTATCGATATTGACGGTAGTCAGGGTGCTCAAGGCCCTGCGGGACCTACCGGTGCTGCTGGTGCTGCTGGTGCTAATGGTCTTCAAGGTCCACAAGGTGAGGCTTCTACTGTTCCTGGTCCTACAGGACCTCAAGGTCCTACGGGTCCTACTGGTCCTACTGGACCCGCTGGTGCTGCTAGTACTGTTCCAGGGCCTACAGGGCCTACTGGAGCCACGGGACCTACTGGACCTAAAGGTGACACCGGAGATGCCGGTCCAGCCGGTCCTACGGGTGCTACGGGGCTTACAGGGGCTACTGGTCCTACCGGACCGACAGGTCCTCAAGGAATACAAGGTGTTGCTGGTCCTACAGGTCCAGCCGGTGCAACAGGTCCTGCGGGACCTACCGGTCCAACTGGACCTACAGGTGCTGGTGTAATATCTGGCGGTACCACAGACCAACTACTTGCCAAAAATAGTAATACAGACTATGACACTAAATGGGTTAATGCTCCTGCCGCAGCCAATGGTTTACCTACTGGTGGTACTGCTGGGCAAATCATTGTTAAAGATACTGCAACAGATTATGACGTATCTTGGATGGACAACTTTACCTCCGAAGTGAAGCATTTAGTTAAACTTGGCACATCAATCTCCAAAGGTCAGGCTGTTTACGTGTCATCTGCTGATGGCACGAATATGATTGTTTCTAAAGCAGATTATGATGCTGATGCTACATCTGCTACAACAATGGGTTTGCTTGAAACTGGTGGTGTAACCAATGACCAGGTTTATGTAATTACTGAAGGTTTACTTTCTGGACTAGATACTTCTACTGCAACTGCAGGTGACCCGGTATGGTTAGGCGATGCTGGTGCTCTTTTGTTTGGTACTGCCAATAAGCCTGTTGCTCCAAAGCATTTAGTGTATCTTGGTGTTGTAACACGAGTAAGTTCTACTGTTGGTGAAATATTTGTTAAAGTGCAAAATGGATATGAACTAGGAGAAATCCACGATGTGCTTTTAGAGGCAGATGTTAATATTGCAGATAATGAAGTTCTTGCTTGGGATAGTGGAACTAGCCTTTGGAAGAATCAAACTGCATCTGAGGCAGGACTTGCAGCAGCAAGCCATACTCATACATTAGCAAACATTACAGATGTTACTGCTAGCGTTACAGAATTAAACTATGTTGACGGTGTAACTTCTGCTATTCAAACACAGTTAGATGGCAAGGCTGCTACTAGTCATACCCATTCACAGAGTGATGTAACTAATCTTACAACTGACCTTGCAGCCAAGATTCCTAACAGCCTTGTTGATGCTAAAGGTGACATTATTACTGCTACTGCAGATAACACTCCTGCAAGACTTGCTGTAGGTGGAACTAATGGTCACGTTCTTACTGTTGATTCTACTACTGCTACAGGTTTGAAGTGGGCTGCTGTTGCAGGTGGAGCATCTGCACTTGACGATTTAACAGATGTTGTAGTTGCTAGTTCTGTAACTGTTGTTGGAACATCATCTCAAGACTCTGGTGGTTCAGGGTCGATGACATTTACTTTGCCTTCTAGTATGCAACAAAATGATGTATGCATTATAATTATTGGTTCTGATACAACTCAACCTGCACTACCTTCTGGTTGGACAGATTTAAGTTCTACTACTTATAACAATGGTGAACAAAGAACTATATATAAAATTATGGGAAGTACTCCAGATACAACAGTTAGTTTAACTAGTCTATCTCCTTCTGGGGCAACTGCTTGTGCAATTGCTTTTAGAAATGCAGAGATACGAGCAATTAGCGAAAAAATTGGAACAACTGGTATGCCTACAGCACCAGCAATAGGAACACTTGCAGACAATTCTATTGTTCTCATTGTTGGTGCTATTGATGACGATTCGATTGATGTTACTGTTCCTAGTGGATATGGTAATTTAACGCAATCAAAAGCAATGGATGGTGGTACACCTGCAACGGGTATGACTACAATGCTTGCAACAAAAACTATATCTACTTCAGCAATAGAAACACCTGCAGCATTTGGTGGTTCAGGAACGGATGATTGGTTTGCTGCTTCTATAGTGCTTTCTCCACTTTCTGGAAGTGGTA